GACTGGCTGGCCTTCAAAGGTTGATCCCGGCCGCGCGCAGGGTGCTCAACTTCCAGCCGCGGGCCTTCAAGCTCAGGTCCACATCCGGCGGCGGCAGCTTCTTGGCCTTCAGGTACTTGCGCACCGTCTCGCTGCTGACGCGCAGCATGGCCGGCAGGTCAGCACGCCAGATGATCGGATCTTGTTGTTGGCTCATGGCTTTGGCTCCGTGGCCGCCTTTCGGGCCTCCCGCAGCCGGCCCAAAAGCGCCTCGCTGTCGCGGGCATCGGCCATGAACGGCTCGGGATCATTGGGCGCCGGGTAGTAGTTGCGCTGGGCCGAAATGGCGGCAATCTCTCGGGCTTGCAAGGCGAACATATGCAAGGCAAAGCACGCCAGCGACAGCTCGCGGTCGGTCATTTCGATTGTGGTCATGGCTTTGGCTCCAGGGTGGCCCGAGAAAGCCGCTTCGCCAGCCGATGCACGCTGCGCTGTGTGTCCTTACCGTGCCGCTCTGCCGACTGAATCAGCGACAGAGCAAGGTTTAGCGCGGCCTCGGGGTGCATGGTCACTTCGATGGTCGCCGCACGGCCGCCTGCTGCGCCGCCGAAAGTGATTCGTGTGCCCTCATAGATTGTGTCCACGCGAGCATTGGCGCCGGTCACGGTCGGGTCTGCGGCGATTACATAGGCCCTCATGGCTTTGGCTCCAGGGTGGCCGCAGCTTCCAGTTCCTGAATGCGGGCAAGCAGTTGCAGCAGCAGGTACGCTAAGTCGTCGCCGCGCACCATTGGGGTGTGGTACAGCGCCCGTATCTCTCGCTCAAGTTCTTCGCTCATGGCTTGCCTCCCTTGCTGGCCGCGATGGCAGGCAGTGCTGGCAGTAGCATCCACCATGCTGCATCGCTGCCACCATCCGTGAAGCGGTCGTGTGAGGGCGTCATCCATGCTTGGTAGTCGTCTGACCATTCAGCGGCTTCGATGCGCAACGGTGTCCCTCGATAGCTTGACGTTGATGCGACCAAGACAAAGCGATCCTTCGGCGCAGTCTCAATCGGCTGCCAAGCAGAGGCAGGCGCTGCGGGTGCGGCCCCACGGCTTGCTTCGATAGCGGCGTTCCAGCCTTCCGCGTAGCCCTCTCCGTGCCCGCTCGCATAGTCATGGTCACACGGGCCTGATTGGGGGACCAACATCGGCTGAAGGGCAGGCGCAGGCTTTGCCTCTGCCTGGGCGTCATAGGCCGCCAAGGCTGCTCTGGCTTTGTCCCAAGTTCCACCACTAAACCGCGTGTTCTTGGCGAGCAAGTTGCGCAGCGCTTCAGCCAATTGTTTCGTTACGTCATTCACTTGTTTTGTTCCCCGACAAACTTGTTTTGTTCCTCAAGCATCTTAATCAACTCAAGCACTCCCTTGTTGGCATTGATGTAAGCCTGTGCATAACGGTCTTGAAGGCGGTTGGCATAGACTGATTCAACACTCTTAATCATACCCTCACAATGCCGTTTAATGGCCTCTAGATGGCGCTTAGATGCCGCAGGGACGATGTTGTCTTGCTCGTAGTTCATAGCTGATGCACTATAAAGGTTAATCGGCGGAAGGGTTAGATCAGGCCATGAGGGCTTCAATAGTCCTCCCATGCTGGTACAGTCAGTTCATTCCGAGTGAAGCCGACAACTTGGACAATCTCAGCATCTCCACTGTTCTTTTCCACTTGCAGTAGAACGCCCTCAACGTTGAGTATGTAAACACCTTTGTCCCAAGATTTGTGCCTTACTTTAGAGCCAAGAAAGGCATAATACATTGCTTCAAGAAACGTCATACTTCTGTACCTCGTAATTCTCTTGCATCATCATTTCAATAACAGCATTGATGCCATAACGCTTTACCCACTCTTTCGATTCAGACAACCAGAAGTGAAACGACATCTCTTCAGGGTCTACGATGTTACCAGACACCAGGGGATTAGAAATCATTCTTTGTCCTTACATTAGCACTGACGAAACAAGTTCGTCGTATTCACTAAACAATTATGAAGCAGTAATGAAGTAGGTTCATTGTAGTTATGAAGTAGTAACTAATGATTGTACTTCACATCTGCTTCATCATAACTGTATTGTATCAATCCTCAGGATAGCTGTCAAGTGGTCCTTGATCTTCATCACTGAAGTGTGGTTCATCAGCAACAGGAAGAACATTCCAATTACCTTGCCATGGGATGTCTAGTCCATCAAGGCAGTCAGTGCAGGTGTTCAAGTATTCACCTGTAACAGAGTGTTTGATGGTCATTTCAAACCCAGACAAAATCTTATTACAGCAGTCACAACGACTCATGATGGTTCCTTAATAGTCTTCAGCTTCAGCACGGGTGATAAAGAAGTGAATGCCAGGGGCGCATTCGTCTTGCCAGCTGTCAGAAAAGCTATCAGGACGCACAACTTCCCCTCTACGATAGGTTGTATTTGCATCGTACGTAGACACCCCAACATCTGCACCAAAAACCTCTAACACCTCAACCCACTCAGCGCGGCATTTACGACTAAAGGCATGGCTCCGTTTCGCTTCTTTAGGAATAAGAAGCTTTACGATAACGTCATTTTTGCATTTCTTCCAGCCAATCAACGAGCCTTCTGGAAGAATACGGGTCTGCTGGAATGCTGCAATACTAAAGTCAAGATCAGCGTCGCGCAGATAAGCGCCGTACAGATTAGCGCCGCTCAGATCAGCGCGGCGCAGATAAGCGCCGTACAGATTAGCGCCGCTCAGATCAGCGCGGCGCAGATTAGCGCCGTACAGATTAGCGCCGCTCAGATCAGCGCCGCGCAGATTAGCGCCGTACAGATAAGCGCCGTACAGATTAGCGCCGCTCAGATCAGCGCGGCGCAGCGTATCCGCCTTAATTTCAAGCAGCATATTGCCGCGAATGTCGAAGATTTTCATGTTAAATAGTCTCCAAATTGTTCACTTGCATGTAATCAATTAAACCATCCATATAGCCCTTAAGCCATTCCCTATCGATAGATTCTAGTTGGCACCAAGTGACAACGTAATCCCCAATGCCCTTTAGGTTGTCACAATTCTTGTCAGATTGGAAGGCCAAGGCGCCTTGGTGATACGTGCTGTAGTTCACGATATTCCTTTCAGTGTTTAAATCGATTCTATGGGCCTTTAAAGCCCTTGCAGAGTGCTTTTACAGTCCCTGCTCCCTCGCCATCATCGCAGCCCAAGTCAGCCAGATGCTACGGGCTTGTTGTGCTGTGTAGAAATCCATGTCATCATAGGCTCTAAACGCCTTAACAGAACACCCCATTTCTTCAAAGCCAACATAAACAAATTTATCTATATACTCCAAAGAGAGGCGATAGTTTAATTCATTTTCTATAGCCTCAGCAACTCGGCAACAAGAATAACCACTTACTGCGCCAGTTTCGTAATCATGTGCCACCTCTTCCAAAACATCAGAGAGTTTACGCATTGTCATCTCCTTTCAATGATTCCAGCCAAGTGAGAGCCACGGCCCGCAACATCACTGCCCCCTCAGGGTCTTTTGTCTGTAGTTCTTCAGCTCGGGTGAGCATAGAGGCAATGGATTCCAATCTTTGTTGTTCATCATCCCTCATGATGCAGTTCCTCCAAGTATTGCTCGATGGCTTCAACAACATGCGAAGCTAGGTAGTCATCAGGGTTAACCCAGACACCATTTATTTCAACAGCATCCAGACAATCATCATCGAACACTTGACAACGGAAGGATATGGTGTCAATCTGTACAGTTTTCATCATTGTTCCATCGTTCGATGAAGTTAAGGACAGTGCTTCGCACCAGACTGGAGAATACGACAGTCTCTCCACAGAGGGCAACATAAAGGGCACCACGTTTTTCGATCTTTAGCATGTTACTTTCCTTTCAGTCCAAGTAACGAGGCTTCGCCTCTGAGCGTTAGCGAAACCTTAGAAGATCTGATAAACAATGGCGCCATCTTCACCATCACCGACGACAGTAGTGTTATCTTCAAGGTAAGACAACACAGCATCCCGCTTTTCTTCATCATCATCGCAGTCGCTAAGGTCGATGCGATAACCCTCGGCGATGTTCTGCCAAGTATCTTCGCTGAAATCACAACACAGCGCGATGATGTCACCATCCCAAGACTCGTCCGCACCATCATAGTAGCTTTCCAACCAATCGAACAATGCTTCCTGACCTTCGTAGCTAAATTGGCCCTCACGGCCAGCATCGCGGAACATGTCACGGAATTGGTAGACGTTGATTTCTTGCTTAACTTGCATTTCAGACTCCAGAGCAGCGCAACGCTGCGGGTTGGTTGTTGGTTGCATCGTTGCCGATGCTGGTTGCTAGTGTAGGTGTTGATGCTTCGTTGTCTGTAGGGATTAACCCTTAAATTTCAACTGTTCTTTCAATTCTGTAACTTCTTTCGCCAGCAGCGCAATTCCTCCTTGATACGCTGCCAATCGGTTTTCGATTCTTGGATCAGGCTTGGCGATCCACTCCTCTAGCGATGCCAGATCGCGACGCCAGTCTTCCTCGTCATGATAATAACCGAAGCGCTTACAGAGGTTTCTATGAAAGTTCTTGAACATCTTGGTATCAGGATGCTCCCATAGCATGTCTGCCGCTGCTCGCATCAAATCGGCGTGAGTGTCATCACCCACTTTGTTAGCTTCAGCAAGCAGCATGTGGATAAGTTCTTCCTTGTTCATCGGTTGACCTCCTGACAATCAAAACACTTGTTAAGTTTCTTATTGTAAACAGTGTGCCAAGTAGTTCCCTGCTCCCAAAACTCGACAGTCTGGAAAGGGCCAGCGCAATAGTGCTCAAACAGCGTAATGGCTGCTTCCTTGTCTTCTTGCTTGCTCTCAAACCAATGGCCGGAGAGATTTTGACGTTTGATTGTGTACATGATAGTTTTCCTTTTCATGCTTGGTTTAGTGAGACAATCTCAAAGGATGCCAAGCCCCCAGGAATAGAGGCAAGGGCGCGCAACAAGGATGCTTTTTCGTCTTGACGCCAGACAGAAAACCACCGCTCAACCCGATCCCCGCAAACCTGCCAATCATCATCCTTGCGGTATACCTTGAACAGAGTTCCTGACGGATTGTAAGCAAAAGCATTCATGATGATCCTTTCAGTAAGCCAAGAGAACGCCGATAACGGCGGAGGAACACAGTAGAACACTCCAGGACAACATTGTCAACACCTTTGATTGTTGTTTCTTAACCACAGATCGCTGATAACGCTGGCGAGTGACAGTGCTGCTAGTTGCCAACACTCGGACAACATTAGCCCTGCGGTGAGCGGCTTCGTCAAGGGATTGATTAGAGGCGCTTTCAGAGCGCAATTCTTGTACTTCGTTGCGCATGATAACTTCACTTCGTTGCAGTTATCGGGAGCTTTCGCCCCCGCTGTTGTTTAGATGATCGCTGGCATTTGAACAATCATACCGTCAGGTGCGAGACATTGAAGGACAACATCTTCCATCACTTCATTGTAGATGCTGCTGTTCAGTTGATCCATCACTTCTTCTTTAGCGTATTCGAAGCCGTCAGCCTCAGCGTAGGCAACTTCGAACCCTTGGTATACTGCTGTGATCTGATACATGATGCTTGCTCCGTTGTTGCCGTCACGTTGTGTGCTGGCATGGGTGCTATTGTGCACTGTGCAGCGGCGGTGTCAAGTACTTTGTTGAACTGTTACACTTCTTTACAATCATAGAATCCTGGTGTCTGTGTTGGTTGGTGCTGGTCTGTCGTGTAGCTGTGTCGTGTCTGTGTAGATAGCAGTTCAGGTGCAGTGTAGTAGGTGCTGCATCATCTCTCACACTTCAACCTTTACTTTAACTATGTTGCCTATGTTGTTGATTGTGTTGACCTGTGCTGTGCTGCTGTGCTGGTTAACACTGTCTACTGCATAGGGGGGGGGTGTGCAAGGCTGTGTTGTGTAATTGTTGGTGTAGGCAACATCACTTACAAAATAGTAAAAATTAGAACAATTCCTCTAATGATAGCTGGTGTTAACCCTGTGCTAAATCATTGATAACATTAGAATTAGAGAACTACCTCTAATAAAAGTAACAATGTCTAAAATGTCCTCCGAAGGGGCAGTGATGTATTAGCGGTAAAAGCACTGATGAAGGTCTTACGTAGCCCCGCTGTGACGGACTCCGAAGGGACAACTAAGCCTTTACAAATCTCATTTTTTGTACAATCTTGTCTAGAAGTGTTGCTTATAAACAACATAATAGAAAATAAGTTGAAGAAAGTGAAAATAACGCTTGACAAGACTTCTAAGATCGGTTATAATTCTGTGTAGATAAAGAGATGATGTATCTATGTAGTCTTACATCAGAGCTAAGACGTTAGAGTTAAACACTTTACTCTTATTATTCTTTAACTATGTTACTCTACATTGTAGTAACTCTTATTACTTACTACTTTAACTACTACTTAGTTAACTATGTAATAGCAGACAACAGACACTAAATGTTCACCAAAGGCAAACAATAAACAGACATCAGTCTCTTTTGTCTGGAACAAAGGATTTGTTGTCTGGTTACGAAGTAGGCTGAAGTGTAGTGACCATAATTTATATAAGAGGACAAGCAATGCTTGCCATTGCCTCTAGAACAGCTTTAAACGCGTTTTGAGACTCTTTCTTTGTCTGGGAATACCAACGGGGCTGCGTAGCGTTTAAATCGCTTGTAGGCCCTTTAAATCGTTTGTCTGATAAGCACTCAGTGCCCAGACTAGGAGAAGTAATGTCTGAACAACAAACAATAGCGTATGCTGAGAAACCAACGGTTTCGAAACCAAAAAGAGGAAGGCCAAAGAAGTCTGACATCCTAGCTAAGATGCCCGGTAACCGTGGAGCTGTTGGTCGTCCTAAAGGGGATGCTGGACGGATGGCAGAGTTGAAGGCTAGGTTGTTAGCTGCTGGCACTGGTGAAAGAGTCATTGACAAAATCATTCAGATTGCAATGGATGATGAACACAGTGGTCAGATGGCCGCATTGAAGATGATTGCTGATAGAGCTATTCCAATGTCTATGTTTGAAAAAGACAAAGAAGGTAATCGTCCTTCTATCAACATTGTCATCAGCGGTATGGAGTCCCCTTCAGTGTCCGCTTACACTGACGAGAACACTGTAGATATGGAGACTGAAGAATGATTTGGGTATTGGTATCTGTTGTACTTATTGTTATTGCATTGGCTATCTATGGCGATCACTAAAGTGTTCTTGTCTCGTAAGTGGTGGTGTAATGGTCAATGGGAAGACAACATGCACTACTGGTATGCTTACAGTGATGAAGGTAGTTTAGCTTCTGCTTCTTCAAAAGAAGAGTTGATTGGCATTTGCAACAAAGCTGGTTGGGTTATTGTTCCACCTCCTCCACGTAAAGCAATTCCTAATCTAAGGATTCTAGGATAAATGACAACCCTTAACTTCCGTCTCTTGAAGTGGCAACAGAGTGTCTGGAATGACAGTCACCGCTTCAAAGTCATTGCCGCCGGTCGTCGTTGCGGTAAGAGCAACTATGTGCAGAAGAGGTTGGTTATGAAGGCTCTACAAGCTCCTAAGGGCTCTGTGGTAGTCTACATAGCCCCTACCCTTGGTCAAGCCCGTCAGATCATGTTTGATGCCCTTAATGATAACTACAAAGAAATCATCAAAGGTGCACACATCAACAACCTTGAGTTCACTCTTGTCAACGGCAATAAAATATTTCTGCGTGGTGCAGACAACCCCGATACCCTTCGTGGTTTGAAACTCTACTACGCTGCTCTTGATGAAGCAGCCTTTATGAAAGAGGATGTCTGGACTAAGATTGTCCGTCCTGCTTTGTCTGACTTGAAAGGAGAGGCTGACTTCATCTCTACTCCTTATGGTCGAAATTGGTTCTACGATGTCTATAAGCTAGGATTGTCTGGAAACGACGAAGAATGGGCAGCATGGCACTTCACCACGTATGACAACGAAACCATTGACCCTAAAGAGATTGATGCTGCAAAGCGTACTCTTAGCTCCTTAGCATTCAACCAAGAGTTCATGTCTTCGTTTGACAACCAAGGCAATGAAATCTTCAAAGAAGAGTGGATTCAATACGGTAAAGAACCTCAGTATGGTGAATACCTCCTTGCTATTGACTTGGCAGGGTTTGAAGAAGTTGGTAAGACTAACACCTCTGCCATCAAAGCCAAGCTAGACGAATCAGCCATTGCTGTTGTGAAACAGACAGACACTGGTGAATGGTGGGTCAAGAAGATCATCCATGGTCGTTGGGATGTCAAAGCCACTGCTGGTAAGATCTTAAGGGCTATACAGGATCATAAACCCATCGCTGTGGGTATTGAGAAGGGTGCTCTTAAAAACGCAGTAGCGCCCTATCTACACGATCTTATGAGGCAATACAACACCTACAGTCATATCACTGATTTGACGCATGGTAATCGTAAGAAGCAAGATCGCATTGCTTGGAGTCTTCAAGGTAGGTTTGAGCACGGTAAGATCACCCTGAATGAAGATGAGGATTGGACAGAGTTTGTTGAACAACTTACGATGTTCCCCACTGCTGGTATTCATGATGACCAAGTTGATGCTCTTAGCTACATTGACCAAATTGCTATAGCAAACTACTACCAAGAAGCTGATGAAGATGAGTTTGAACCTTTAAATGCAATAATTGGGTATTGATATGAAAACATGTTTCAAATGTGGTGTATGTAAGCCACTTGATGCTTTCCATGTTCACAAGCAGATGAAGGACGGCCGTCTTAATAAGTGCGGAGAGTGTACCGTTAAAGATGTTAACGAGTGGCGTCTTAAAAACAAAGGATGCAGACAACGGGAACATGAACGTAATCGTGCAAAGAAGGGTATCCGTCCACGCGAGCAATACTTGAGAGAAAGAAAAGAAAATTCTCCCTTTCAAACAGTAGAACAACAAAAAGCACACCGTTGTTATTTATCAAGCCGCTATCGTGGCAGGAAAAACAATGCTTCTCCTAACTGGCTGACGGATCAAGATAAGCAAGATATTAAGTATCACTACAACATTGCAGCTTACTTCACTTGGCTGTCTGGCGGGTTTGTCCAACATCATGTCGATCACATTGTTCCTCTTCAGGGAAAGGAGGTTTGTGGTCTTCATGTGCCATGGAACCTTCAAGTACTCATTGCAAGCGACAATTTGCGAAAGAGTAACAAACTGATAGATATGTAAAAGGAATCTAAATGGAAAAACCTACCCTTGTTGCTTGGGTGACCGAACACTGTGATCGTTGGCGGGAGCACCGTGACCAGAATTGGGAAGAGCTTTGGGACCAATACGAGTTGCTGTATCGCGGTATTTGGGATGCCAGCAACCGTGTTCGTGAAACTGAACGAAGCAAACTCATCTCCCCAGCAATGCAACAAGCTATTGAAACCCGGCACAGCGAGATTGTTGAAGCAATCTTCGGTAACGCGGAGTGGTTTGACATTGAAGAGGGACGAGGTGGTGAAGACACTGCGCTGTTGGTAGAACAAGCTAAGAACAACCTCAAGCAAGATGCCAAGACTGACAAATACCGTAAGGCTGTAGACCAAGCTACGTTGCTGGCTGAAATCTACGGTACTGGTATTGTTGAGATTCAGGTTAAGCAAGAGAAGTATTTGAAGCCTGCACAGCAAGACATTGAAGGCACCGGAAGGGCCATGGTGGGTGTTGAAGAAGGTATTCGGATGTCTGTTCCATGGATTCCTGTTCATCCCCGTAACTTCATTATTGATCCCAACAGTGTCTCCATTGAAGATGCCCTTGGCTGCGCCATTGAGAAACCCGTATCGTTGCACAAGATCATCAAGGGTCAAGAAGACGGTATCTACTACGAAGGTGAAGTTGGCGCTGAGACAATTGAAGATGAATTGCAGCCCACCATCGAAGACATTCAGTATCGTGAAGACACTGTAAAGCTACTCACCTACTACGGTAAAGTTCCTAAGGCTTTGCTGGAAGGTGATGACGAAGAAGTTGAAGAGTTGTTTGATGATGTTGAGAATGACGAAGAAGCCTACAGTGAGCTTGTAGAAGCTATTGTTGTCATCGCCAACGGCAGCAAGCTGCTCAAAGCAGAACGTAATCCCTACATGATGGAAGATCGTCCTGTAGTGGCTTTCCAAGATGAAACTGTTCCGGGTCGTTTCTGGGGTCGTGGGACCGCTGAGAAGGCATACAACATGCAGTTGGCTATCGATGGTCAACTTCGTCTGCATTTCGATTCTCTGGCCCTTACAGCCGTTCCTATGATGGCTATGGATGCTACTCGGATGCCCCGTGGTCAGAAGTTTAAGGTTTATCCTGGTGCTTCTATCCTAACTAACGGCGCTCCTAGCGAAATCTTGCAGCCTCTTCAATTTGGGATGACGCAGAATGACAACCTTGCTACAGCACGTGAAATGGAGCGTATGCTACTTATGGCTACTGGTACTACTGACAGTGCTGGTGCCCCAACAGCAACGAGTCGTGACGCCCCTGGGGGTGGTATGGATATGGCAGCAGCCAGTGTCATCAAGAAATACAAGCGTACTCTAACCAACTTTAACGAAGATTTCCTGATTCCAGCACTGCGAAAGACTCTGTATCGCAAGATGCAGTTTGATCCTGAGCGCTACCCAGCAATGGATGTCAATTTCATCCCGTTGTCTGGTTTGGGGATGATTGCTCGGGAGTATGAACAGACTGCTTTGCTGCGTATGTTGTCTACTCTAGGCCCTGAATCGCCCATTGTGCCAATCTTGATGACCAAAATCGTCAAGACTTCCTCGTTGTCTGACAAGGAAGAGGTGGCAGAACAGCTTGCACAGATGATGCAGCCTGATCCACAGCAGCAACAGATGCAACAAGCCATGCAAATGGAAGGGATGCGCAAGGTTAAAGCTGAAGCAGACCTCATTGAAGCTCAGATTCAGAACACTACGGCTGATGCTCTCCGTACTATGGAAGAAGCTAAGGTTGTTGTGAAGGAAGCTGAGGCCAACATCATCGCTGCAATGACTAAAAACCTTGGTCAGCAAGACGAACAACAGCGTAACTTTGAGAATCGATTGAAATTAGCTGAAGTAGCGTTGAAAGAGAAGGACCAAGATAGCAATCGAGACATTGTTATGATCCAAACTCTAGCAAAACTCACTGAAGCTAACGAAAATCGTAATGCTGCGGGTATGTCAGAGGCTCTGAAGGCAATGATGGCCGACAACATGGAAATTAAGAAGATTCTGAAGGCCAAACGCAAGGCTGTTAGGGACGAAAACGGTAACATTATCGGCTCTGAGCCTGATTTGGAGGATTAATCAATGGCAACTAGTGCATGGAACAAGTTTAACGACTTTAGCGAACAGCTTATCCGTGGTGTTCATGACTTTGACGCTCATGTGTTTAAAGTAGCTCTTACGAACACTGCCCCAACGGCTTCACAAACCACTTGGAACACCACTGACCATCCTGCCCCTGCTGCTGCTAACGGCTACACTGCTGGCGGCAACACTACTACCATTACAGTGAGTGAAACAGGGGGTACAACCGCTGTGCAGGGCTCTCAGGTGGTGTTTACGGCCACAGCAGGCGGCATTGGTCCCTTCCGATACGCTGTTGTCTATAACGACACTGCAACTTCACCGGCTGATGCTGCTGTTGGTTGGTTGGATTATGGTAGCAACTTGACGCTGGCTGTTGGTGAAACCCTGACGATCCAGTTTAACAGCACTAACCCCGGCACTATCTTTACCTTGGTGTAATATGGCAACTTACTTTGAACTTGTTGAAGCCAGTAACAACAGTCCTTTGATTACCCGTATTCAAGTGGCTTGTGCAGTTGCTGCTGAGAAGATTCGTACAGAAGCTGAAGCAACGCCTAACCACGCTAACCGTGTAAAGTGGGCTAAAGAAGCTTTTGAAGACCCTGGGCAGGCTGCTAAGGGCATTCTGTGGAGTGTGTTGGCTCAGAACCGTGCTGCCACCCTTGCAGTGATCCTCGGGGCTTCTGATGCCCTTGTGCAGACTGCTGTAGACGCTGCTGTGGATGCTGTAGCGCTATGAGTGTCACTACTGTTACTCTCACACCAGCAACGCTACAGGCTAGTGTTAGTAACGCTGCTGGTGCTGCTACCCGCGCTGCTCGCAGCATGGTTGGTAAGCATGGTGGATTAATCACTGCAAAGATCACTAACGGCACTGCTCCCACTGCTCAATGCGTTGCTACGGTGTATGTTGCACACACCACCGGCTCTACCCCTGCTACTGGCCCTGAAGGTGCTGATTGGAAGACCTTTGCAGTTCTCGGAGGCGGTGGGGTCACTGCTAGTGCTGTTACTCCGCTAAGCATCGTTATCCCTCCCTGCTGTCACGTACAGATTGAGTTTACTGGTAACACTGGTAACGCTGTTACTGTTGAAGCATTCATCACTGACTACACTAACTTGGATACTGTCTAATGCGCTGGTTACCCGGATCACTTGCTACACCGACGCGGCAGCCTGCGGGCGGGGCACGAATGAACCTTGGTAACCCGCTCAACAGGGGCACCGCTTTCCAGTGGTCAGCGCAATCACCGTGGGTTGGCATGGCTGGCGGCTTGATCGCGGCCACCAACAACACGACACGCCAGCCAGTGGCCGGCGGCCTTGCTGCGCGGTGCGTAGCAGGGCAGACAAACGTTGAGTTCCTGGCTCAGCCAATCGTCACCAGCGATGGCGCGGGCACGGGTGATTTCACGCTCTTGATCTTCTCCAACCCCGCCAGCAAGTCGGCCAATGGGCACATGCTGGCGCAGAAGAACGACGCAGGCGGCACCCCGTTTTCGCAGACTGCGTTGATAGCCAACCAGAACGAAATCGGCACCACAACGCCAGGCGCGGTGTGCTTCTTCACGTTCAACAG